CGAGCCCGTCTTGCCGCTTCACGAGCGGCAGCACCACCATCTCCGCCACCACCACCGCCTTTACCCATTTTGTATCTCCTTTATTTTTCCAAAAATTAAAACATCGTAACCATTTGCAGCAAATCCTCGCAGATGGCCTTCCTTTACCAGTCCCAAACTTTTTTGCAGCCACTTGTGGGCTACTTTTCTCCACCCGATTGAATAAGCCTGTACCCTGTGTGCCGTTTCATTGTTGAACATTATTTCGATCAGGTTTTTCATAAAATATGTAGTCACCCACCAGTCTCGGTTTGTAATTTCATCCGTAGCAAAAAGCCATATTGTACCCAGATTCGGGTGTGTATAATAAGTGCCGCCAATCAGTACGGGCTTGTCTTTCCTGTTTAGAATCGTATACGATTCGCCCCCCTGATTCATTATTGTTACTGCCATAGCTTCTCTTGTTTTGGCGTATGTCAAACTTGACGTTTCATTAAAATCGTCTTCCCTCATGTTTGTACAAACGTAAACACAATCCGCCAGAGTCATTTCCCTTACCGGCAAACTCTTCAATATATCTCCTCATACTGCCTCCAGGTTCTCGTAATACAACGATATAGCATCTAACTGGAAATCCTCGTCACTACTGTTTTTTATAATAGGCGAAAGACTGACACTTGAAATCTCCACCGGAGTCATCGTATCGGGTCTTGTGTCTGATGTTAATGTAATGGGATCCGTTTCAAAGGTTGATTCCCGTGGATCATACCTGAATGATAAACTTGCTGATCCGGTACTCACCGAGTCCGTTCCCTGCCATATCTTCAATACTCCCGGTTTTTTAGCATCTATGAATCCCATCTGCATCTCAAATTCAAACAGCGTACCAACCGTGTAGGTTCCAGTTGCGTCATCTGCTACAAACGCTGTAGCAATATTGAAGGTATTTGTAGCAACGCTTGAAATAATAAAAGTCCCATTATAGCTCGTTGTTCCTGCAATCGTCACGGTATCGCCATTTGCTCTCCCGTGTGCAGCCGAGGTAATAGTCGTTATACCACTTCCGCCGCTTGCCATTACCGTGATGGTTTTACCCGTTTCGTAACCATCAAAATTAACTGCATCATCCATCTTGTATACGTTGTCTCCTGACCTTAAATAAACCACACCATCGAGAACCGCAATATCGTCCACCGCCCAAGGGAAAGTATATTCAGACCAAGCTGAGATTTTAGCCGTCTGCGACATGGTAAAAACGAAAACGGTTGTCCCTATCTTTGCCATATACTGACCAAGTTCCGGAGCAAAAATAGCTTGCGGTGAATCAGTCGGTGTAATTGGCAGGAGTGGCTGTATGATCGCGTCTATAGGAGAACCTATGTCAAGCTCAATTTGTGAAGTAATCAACGCAGATTCTGAAATAGACCTGAATCCAAAATTAGACAAAAAATACAAGTCTTGAAAAAGGTGTGCGATCCCCTTGTGGTACTGTGTAGAGGAGCCGGGTAATAGCTGCGTGAATGAATGGAGCGCAGGGTCCGGATCCACTGTCCATAATTGTGCGCCGTCATCGAAAAATACGACCAACTGATTCACCTTGTACTGCCCTAATGCTAGCGAGTTGTTAGCACCTCTCTGCTTCAATCCTACCGGGAGAAAACCTGCGTCCTGAGTAGTCGTCCAGTCTCTTGGGTTTCCAGTAGAACTAAACCTTACCGTATCACCATTGACTGCCCATATCTTGTTTTCAATTTTAACTACTCCCTTGGTCTGGGGGCAATTAGTATCTGTTATTCTCGAACCAGCCGACCCATCAAGATAGTGATGCTGTATTGTGCTATCCGCATACTCTACCGCAGCATATACCTTGCCGTTAAATACGTCACCGTAATGAATTTTTGTAACAGCCGTTGTAATCTTGGTAACAGCAACGACCCACTGGGCACTCATAACGTGTCCTGTTATAGCGGCAAATTTTATTGCAAAACCGTCTTGCAGTGTCTGGGTTGCGCCAGACATGACAACACCAGTCGTAAAGGAACCTGAATCTTTTTTCCATTTAAACGTATCGTATGTTGCAGAAACGGTTCCTTCGAGAAATTCAACTTCCGCTACGCCCATCTGTGTGGCAGTTGCACTATGTGTTATTTTAAGCCTGTGATAACGAAATGCGGTTGTAGTATCAAACCCTGAGAGATTGGCTATCTGCAAACTGTTTTGATCCCCCGTATCACTGGCTGCCCCCAGACTAACGATACTGCTTGAAAAATTGTCTGTGCTTCCCTGAAGCGTGACTGTTAATGCAGGATTGCTTCCTGGGACAAACCCCTGATCGTTTGTTCCCCAAACCTTGAAACCCGTAACCAGCTTGGTGGTAGCACCACCCCAGTCTTTTCCTACATAGGCCGTAGTTGCAGATGCTATGGTTGCTGAATTGGCAAATGTTTCGCTATTGTCCCCGTCAAAAGCAGCGGCCAAACCACCATCTCCGGTCATATCTCCTATTGGAGTTCCATCCCCCGCTGCAATGAGAGTCTGGGAAGTACCGGCAATCACCCCATCAATTATTACCGTGAATGTTGCATCAGACGCACCCGTGTAGTCACCGGAGGCAGTCAAGTCATTAACCCCACTTCCAGTAAAAGCTGGAGTCCCAAGCGTAGATGCCTTCTCTACCTTGTTCGGCACAAATAGGGTATTCGCGTGTGTTACGGTTCCTACAGCATTGTAAAATGTCTGCAATTTACCTGCTGCAGAAACCAATCCCTTGGTTCCGGTTTCCAGACTTGCTACCAGAGAAGTTCCAGGTCTCTTCTTGATTGCCTTACCGGTTGTTATAAACCCATTTTTAAGTTCCCGTAACCGGTTGGCATCTGATGTTGAAACTCCCTTGCGTAAGTCTTTTCCGAAACTGAAATCTGTAAAAGTTATTACCGGCATTAATCGTCAGCGTGTCTATGTTGTACCGCATTATTAAAATAGTCTCCATACGAACCGGCTCCCACTTTCCCCGTTGTTCTTATAAATCGTTTATGTCCTAACCCTCCCGCTTTAAGCCTTCCCAGCAGGGCTAGGATCTGGCCACCATATATCTCCGCGTCTTTGTGTCTGTAATGTGCTTTAGCTGAAGCCAAGGCGTGTAATAGTATCATGTCCTCATCAAGCGTTGCCTTATCCGTATCAATGGTAAATGCGTTTAGTCTTTTGACGTATTCAATCCATATCTTGTAATTATTTGAATCCGGTTGAGGCCATATTTCAAGCTGGTCGCGCCGTTCAAATCGGCTTGGCTGGTCCTGCGGTGTTGCATAATTATCGTGTTTCCAGTCTATTCCTTCTATCAAGGACCAGATATTCGGAGTGGCTGAACTGGTATCTTCCATTGCTACATTCACAAGTCTGTCTGGATCTATATCGTCAGGCCAATCGTAGAACACCTGTCCTTGATTTGTAACTGTTGTTTTGTCTACTTTTTTCAACTGAGGCCAGTCGAACTGCCAGTAAAGTTGAACCTGTCCATTTCTTAAAAAACTGTTCATAATACTGGTGTTGGGTCCTGCCTGACTACCAGTAGCGGCAAATCCAAGCCGGTCCCTGAGTTCCTGCCTCATATCCCCTAAACTTCTCTTGGTTGGTAGTGACATTAGCTAACCTTTTCCAGTTCACCTCGATCATGGCGTTCTGCCAGATCAATCAGTACGAACTTAGTTGCGTTTGGAGGATACGGCACTTCCAAGTTTACGAGCATATCCTTCAGCGCAATTTTGCTCATGTTGTTGTAAACCATATCCTCTTCTTTAGAAGATGCCTCTTCTGGTTTTGCCTTCGGAAGTTTGCCATAAATCTCTTCCCCCTTGGCTTCCATTTTCTTATCTTCGGCCCTTCCATACACATGAGTCACGTTGAAAATATCAATAGTCTGGTGTTTCCCGTATAGATCCATCATCCTCATGTATTCGTCATCATGCTCCACTTCCTCCACATCATATTTTGCCGGTTCCGTAGATTGAACCTGATAGTTTAATTCCTTGCCTGTGCTTTTATCCTTGGCAAACACCATCGGTTTATACTCATATTTCGTTACGGAACCATCCCCGAAAATAGTCTCGATAACCGGAATTTCATGCTCATAAATCTGTTTCGGTATCGTGCTTAAATTCGACTGGTAAATCAGTACATCACATTTTCTTGCCAGCATAATGCTGCTCCTCAGTTTTAGCACCAAGGGGGTAAAAACCCCCTCAGTACATTGGGTTTATGCTATGGTCAATACTGCATGAGCGTTAGCACGGGACATACAAAGAGCCCCACGCCAAGTCATTCCCCAGTAATGCTCATAACGGTCATATGGCCTCGGTGGTCTACGAGAAATTTTCCCCTGACCATCAATTTCCTTCATCTGAATGTATTTCATATTCAGGAAGTAACAGCGTTTGGGAAAAGTTGCCGAATAGGAGGTCAGATCATCAAAGGTTGGGTTCCAGACCATAGGAACTCCTTTGAATTTCATTCCCCCGCTGCCGCCTTCAGGCATAAACTGACTGCCGTTATCAATGTAGATCGTACCATAGGTTTTCAGGAGAAAATTCCTGTAGCCATCCAGAAAATCGGATCCACACATGATGTAGCTTGGACGACCACCATTGCGGGTACAAGCCCTCCAAGTGGTTTCCATTTTGTCAAGAATATTGCCAGTAGTCGTGGCGGTTGTTAAATTAAGATTAACATTGTTTCTCCACCAGCTATTAGCAGCAACAGAACGATCAATGCCTCCGACCGTACCGCTTGTAGGATCAATAGCTATCAAATAGTCAAGACCCTGTATGTCGTCAGTGCTTCCAGATCCGTCTTTCAACAGAAACTGGTCGAACTGCTCGTCAAAGCCTTCATCTAAAACAGACGTTTGTTCGTTTAACAGATTTGTCAACTGAACAACCTCTGCATCGGCATGAACTGCCTTTTTATTATCAGTAACCGTAATTCCGTTCTGGATCAGTCTGTCCTCATCCAAAGCGAATCCATCGTGAGCTGAACGCCACGGATATGTAGCTTGCTCGATGGTTGCACGGTTGTTATATGTAACAATCTTACGTCCGTTGAAGAACGAAAAATTGTTCTGGTAGCGATAACGCAGTTGAATAACAGCGTACTGTTTCGCTCCAGGCATCGTTACTTTTCCAGACATCAGCTTGGATAGCCAAGGACGTTCTTGGACTATCTGATCGACTGGCTTATTCTTGAGATAAAAATCAAGACTTGTTTTGCCAGCGATGCTGATTTCTTCAGTTGTAAATGGCATGACAACCTCCTAGCCTTAGCCGTTAAAATTTACTGGTTAAGCGCAAGTTTAACTGCATCAAAAGCTGATTTTGGGTTTGCTGTACCCCCAGCATTTGGAGTTGATTTTAATGGTGCGCTGTCGCCAGCTTTTCTAGCCTGTTTAGCTTTGGAGCCTAAACGGCCTATATTGTTATAAAGCTGCTTGACTATTACAGGCCACTGCGCCACCGGGTAATTTTTCCGTATTTCATCCACTTGGTCAAGAAGTATTGATTCCTTTGATTTGAAATCAATATCAGTTTTTTCCATATTAGCCATGAAGTTTTTAACGCCTTCTATGGCATCGGCTTTTGCCTCCGCATTACCTGTTTGGTCTGGAGGAGTCTGCCCGAAAGATTTCTGTTCCTGAGTTTTCGGTTGGAGCTGTTTCCTAGCATTGATAATCTCTAGGGCATCTTCCTTCGACAACTCATATCCATCAACCTTCTCCTTAATATCTGGATAATCCGCGAATAAATCCACCGGATCCATGCCTTCAACTTCTACACCAAGTTTCGCAGCCATGCGTTTGTACTCGGTTTCGATCATCTTGAAGGCATAATCGTGATCGTCCTTGTTGTTGGAATTAGCCATCTGGGCGTATGAAATCATCAACCCAAATTCTTCAGGACTCATACCACTGTTTTCAACAGTTTTATGAATTTCAACCATAGCGTTTTTTGCGATGTCAAGTTCTTGTGTAACCTGTTTATTGTTATCAACAAGAGCCCGAAACCTCTCCTGCGCTTTAGGTCTCAGTCCTTCAGGTTCTACATATAATTCCGACTCATCTGGGGCAACCGGTTGTGGTTGTTCCTCCATAACTGGAAGTTCTTCCTTTACCGGCTCCTCGACTACTGGAGTCTCACTTGGCTCGGCATTTTCAGCCAACGCCTGTTTTATAGCCTCTACTTCTGTTTCGGGTGACGGCTCCGAGCTTTCTACGTCTTCTTGAGGTTGCGATGCCTCTGATACGCTTTCCT